ATGATGCTACAAGAAAACAAAATACCAATATTAAAAATGCTGCAGTCACAAGTGGTGGTATAGTAAAATCACAATATAATCCTGTGCCATATAATTTTGATTTTAGTTTATATCTTTATGTTCGTAACATTGAGGATGGTACTCAAATTATTGAACACATTCTTCCTTATTTTACACCAGATTACACAATTAAATTAAATTTAGTTCCTGAAATGGGTATCATCAAAGAAGTACCGGTTATTTTAAATGATACGAGTTATGAAGTAATATATGAAGGTGATAGATTTTCTGAAACAAGAATGATTATTTGGACATTAAACTTTACCGTCAAAGGTTTTGTTTATGGACAAACATCGGCAGCAAAACAAATTTATGCTTCGATTACAAATTTTTTACCAATGATAACACCAACCGATACGATTGATTTTAATGCAACAACAGGTCTAGGTAAATATCAACAAGGTGAAAATGTGTACCAAGGTTATTCTTTAGGTACCTCAACAGCAACGGCTAGAGTATCTCTTTGGGATGGCGTAGGTAAAATATTAAGATTAACAAACATTAACGGCAATTTTGTTTCATCATTACCTATTATTGGTACTGTTACTAATGCCAACTATATGTTTTCATCTTATCAGACTAAGGCTAATGTACAAGCACAAATTATTATTGTACCAAATCCAACAGATGCTAACGCCAATTCATTATATACATATACCACCGTAATTAATGAAACTCCAAATATACAATCCATCATTACTACATCAACAACATTTGCTGGTGATTTAATGACTGAAGTTGGTGTAGATGATTTATTAACTCAAACAGAAAACAAAACAGACTTTAACTAGAGGCTTAAAATGTCCAGAACATTACAATTTAAACGATATTCAAATACAGCACTTTTAAGTGTTACAGGTGCGGTAGGAGAACTTATTGTGGATTCTACCAACAAAACTGTTACAGTACACGATGGCACAACTGCAGGCGGTACAAGACTTGCAACAGAAACATTTGCTGGAAGAAATTCATTTTCTCAAGCGGCTTTTAACCAAGCCAATACAGCTGGAACTACGGCTAACTCAGCTCTAACTTTGGCAAATTATTCAATTGGTGTTAATAATGCTCAAAACACAACCATTGGTCTTGCTTGGTCTCAAGCTAATTCAGCAATTACAGTATCACAGTTAAAATCTATAACAGCAAATGCTGCAACATATGCTGCGTTTCAATCTGCAATTGCAGCATTATGATTATTTCTGGTTCTACTTCTACCATTAGTGGCGGATCAATATCGTTTAATGGTAGCAGTCAATACCTATCACTTGCATCAAATGTTGGGTTTTCATTTGGCACTTCTGATTTTACCATAGAAACTTGGATATATCCTAATAGTCTTTCGGGTCGTTTATGGTTTTTTGATTCTAATACTGATAACGTAGACCTTAATGGTAATGGTGGACTTTTTTATTATAATGACGGTGCATACAGTAGTGCCACCAATACAGTAATATCAGTAGGAGCTTGGCATCATATTGCATTAGTGAGAGCAAGTGGAACTGTTACACTTTATGTGAATGGTTCTTCTGTAATGTCACAGGCGGGTATTGGATTTAATAGTTCATCCAATAGAGCAATGGAAATTGCGTATAGTTCATCTCAAGGTAATGGTTATTTTAATGGTCTTATGACTAATTTTAGAGTTGTTAAAGGCACGGCAGTATACACATCTGCATTTACTCCATCAACAAATCCATTAACTGCTGTATCAGGCACACAATTATTATTAAAAGCAGCAAGTAGTGAAACTCTTGTTACAGATAGTAGCACAAATAATTTAACAGTAACAAATAATGGTTCAGCAACATATAGTAGTACCACAACAATTGTTAGTTCTAGTGGTGGCATAACTATTACCGGTGGATTAAGGATTGTAACATGATAATTGGACCAGGAATTACTGTTGGACGTGGAATAAGAATTGAAAGACCTACTGGTGGGACTTCAATCGTAACTTCAGGTTTGCAATTTAACTTAGCAACTGCACCATCAACTGGTTCAACATGGACTGATTCTAGTGGCAATGGTCGTAATGCAACACTTTTAGGTTCTTCATCGTATGTATCAAACAATGGTGGTGGCATAAGACTAAACAATCAGGATGCAAATGGTACGGATTATATTAGTGTTCCTTACAATATTGCTTCAAATACTGTAACAGTTGAAGTAGTTGCTTCATTTAATCCAAATTCATTTTGGGCAAGTATTTGGGGTAATGAAATTTATGATACTAGCGGTGGATACCTAGCATATGTGAATTCTTCAACAGAGATAAGTTATGGTATTCCTAATAGTGAAACCGTAGTAACCATAACCGCAAGCAGCGCTATAAGACAATGGATTTTTGTTATTAATGGAACACAAGCTAGTCTATTTTTAAATGGTTCACAAGTTGGAACAACTGATACTATTAATAATCAAACACTCTTTGCGACAGGTGGGTTTCAATTTGGGTCAAGGCACGCAGCAAATGACGGTACAGGTTCAGGTGACACAATGAACAACTCAAATTCTGCACTATATCCAGTTTTTTATCAGATGCGAGTGTATAACAAAGCATTGTCTGGTGCTGAGATAACTCAGAATTACAATGCAGTTAAAGGTACTTACGGAATTTAAGCATAATACACCAACCTATATAACTATATGAACGAATTGAATAAAAACTTATCTGATATATTTGATGTAACACCTATTGAAGAAGTTAAAAAAGAAAAACTTCCAACGGTGTCTGCCAAATATAATAAACCTGATATTGAATCCGATTTAACGGATGCTTACCAACAATCACGGGAAAATCTTCAAGGTATTATTGACCAAGGTCAGGAAGCCATGCATGAGATTTTAGAGATTGCCAAAGCAGGTCAACATCCAAGAGCATTTGAAGTCTACGGAGGCATACTTAAAAATATGGTAGATGCTAACAAAGAACTACTAAACATTCAAAAACAAATGCGTGAGATGGACAACACCAAAAAAGAAACTAATAATACCAAAATTGACAAAGCTATCTTTGTTGGTTCAACTGCTGATTTAGGCAAGTTACTCAAAGACAATGGCCACAAGTAAAGAATCGTACCGTGACAACCCCCTACTAAAACGGGTAGGTGTCAAAGTAGAATACACAAAAGAGCAGTTTGATGAGTATGTCAAATGCGCTCAAGATCCTATTTACTTTACCAAGTACATGAATATTATTACACTAGATGAAGGTCTAGTGCCTTTTAATATGTACGATTTTCAGAAAGATATGATTAGTACCTTTCATGATAATCGTTTTAGTATTGTTAAATGTCCTCGTCAGGTTGGTAAAACTACTACTGCAGTTGCCTATTTACTTTGGACAGTTCTGTTTAAAGATTCTCAATCGATTGCTGTTCTTGCTAACCGTGGTGAAACTGCTCGAGCCATTCTTGGTAAACTCCAGTTGGCATATGAGAATCTGCCAATTTGGATGCAACAAGGTGTTGTAGAGTGGAACAAAGGTCGTATTGAATTAGAAAACGGTTCTGTAATTATTGCTTCTTCTACCTCAGGTTCAGCAGCTCGTTCTGGTTCGTTTAACATTGTATTCTTAGATGAGTTTGCTTTCGTACCATCCAATATTGCCTACGACTTTATTACCTCAGTTTATCCAGTTATTACTGCTGGTACCAAAACAAAGATTATTATTGTATCTACACCAAATGGTATGAATTTGTTCTACAAACTTTGGACAGATGCAACCAATAAGAAAAACAATTATGTTCCATTTGAAATTCATTGGTCTATGGTTCCAGGTCGTGATGATGCTTGGAAAGAAGAAACAATTAAGAATACTTCTGAACACCAGTTCCGTCAGGAGTTTGAAACAGAGTTCTTAGGTTCTTCCAATACTCTAATCTCAGCACAAAAATTACAGCAATTGGTTTATCAAGAAGCAATTGCCGAACATGACAAAGTTAAAATTTATAAGCCTCCGGTCAAAGACGATAAACCCCACATTTATGGTATGTTTGTGGATGTTTCAGAAGGCAAAGGATTAGATTCATCAACCTTCTCCATAATTGATATGACAACCATGCCGTATGAACAGGTTGCCACATACAAGAGTTCTTCTATCTCAACCTTGTTATTTCCAACCGTAATTTATAATGCGGCTAGAATGTATAATGATGCCTATGTTTTGATTGAAATTAACAATACTCCACAGATTGCTGATATTCTTCACCAAGACTTAGAGTACGAAAATCTATTTAAAGTATTTACGGGTAATAAAAAACCACAACAATTATCGGCTGGTTTTGCCAGAGGTATTCAGATGGGTTTAAAAATGTCTACTCAGGTTAAAAGAATTGGTTGTTCTAACCTAAAGACATTGATTGAAGGTAATAAATTAGTTATTAACGATTTTGACACCATTTCAGAATTGACTACTTTTGTGGCAAGCAAGAC